CTCACGGGGGCCCTTCTCTATATTGCCCATATAAGATTGTATGGGGTCTTCAATATAGTAAGCAACCTCTAAAGAAGTGATGGTACAATTATGAGTAAGTACAAAGAACGAGGAGCTCGTGAGCCCTGGATCTATGAGCCGTATAACGCCGTCCGACGTCAAGCACGTCGTGTCGGTATTTATCCGAATTATAGCTTCGAGTTCAACGATCTTCCCGTATCTGGTCCTTACTCTAAGTACTATGACGAACGAGAGACGATTGGATACGATACGGGTATGAACAAGTTTAATACTTGTTATCATACACGCCGTATCCCGTATAATTTTCAAGGTGCAAACCTTTTAAATTATCAGGAGACCTATCCCATCTCTGGCTTTCCTACTGTTTGGCAAAATGTAGGCATGAACTGGGGATCCATACCAGGCTGTATAAGCCTGCAAGGATTACTCAGTACAGGCGATGCATTTTCCGAAGGTGGTTTACCAGGGCCGGATTGGCCTTCCCTCGTTTATCAGGTTGGCGCACAGCTCGATGGACATATGACCTGCTCGCAAAACTTGCTAGTAGACATATGTCAGATGCTTCAGGTCGTACGGATGCTTAAAGATCCGTTCATGCTGAAGTCAATCGTCAGAGGGAAAGGCATGCCTTTGAGTAAGGCATACCGATTACCAGCTAACGCTTGGCTTGAGTATAAGTTTGGCTGGAAACCTCTTTACCAAGACCTATTAGCTATTGCTAAGGTCTGGGAAGAAGTTCGCCATCACCAGGCTTATCTCAAACAAACTGTGCATACTTGGGTGTCGACGTCCGCAAGGGCGACGACTGCCAAGGACAACCCATCCTGCGGCACTATGACTTCGTTGTCGTGGGGTGCTGCCGGTACGTTGTTGCTTGCTCCGAAGATAAAGAGGATTGAAGCACAACATTGCTTCAGTCTCGATATCAGAAGAGACGCAACAATGACGGCCTGGACGAAATTCGACCAGGTGGTAGCACGACTCGGCTTCCGAGACATTGCCGAAGCACTCTGGGACTGCGTTCCCTTTTCGTTTGTTGTGGATTGGTTCACCCACATCAACCGAGAAATTGAACGTAAGCCAATTCAGTGGAATTCGTTTGAATTGCGTCGTATCGGTCATTCGCGTAAAGTTACGTGGCACGGGTACTTTGATGTTACCCAAACCGCGTCGCTTTATGGCGGAAAGTACCGAGACGCCTCATATCAGACGACTCCACAGGTCGTACAAACATTGTACGAACGGTATCCGGGTTTTCCTTCCGGAACCACCAGCGTGGGATTCTTTGGAGACCTTAAAACAACTCAATTGCTCAGTGGCCTAGCTCTAATTGTTCAAAGACTGTAATTAAGTCTACGACAGTAGAGGAGCGCACTGATGAACCAAGAGGGATCTTATGGCTTCATCCTCAATTGCCCTTCACAATCTCGCAGATGCGGACCAAACTTACAGTTTGGTCGGTAGCACGCCCGATGGTGCAGTCTATAAAATGGCTGACCAAGAGCTTTCTACCCCACGCACTCTGATCTTCAAGAATAAACTTGGAGCTCCGGGTGCACTCGGTAACGATACTGTTGAAGTATCGTTGGCCGATTCACGAGCTAACGAAGACACCGGTCTTGTAAAGACCGTCTCCGCGAAACTCGTGGTGTCCATTCCGCGTGACACAGCAATCACGTCTGCAATCGTCGTCGATCTCCTCTGCCAAATGGCAGACTTGCTCAGCGACGCACGCAACGCGAACTTAGCCGATGCTATCGTACCATGAGGCACGTTAGACGGCTATTGCCTATAGTCATTGTCCTGGTTCCTTTTGAAGTTATTGTCGAAGTAATTCGACAACTTCTTGAGTATCAGGGCAGCGGAAGTTAAAAGTAGCGTGACCAATAAATTGGTCACGCTTTCGATTAACTTGGCGAGATTCACTAAAGGGTGGATTGAGCCATCAAGAAAGGTCGGAAACCGTATGGATAATACGACTACCGTAATGCCTTCTGATCTAATCAAAGCTATCAATTCCTTGTCTGAAGACAAGAATGATCGCGATGATCAGCAGTCCCAATTGTTTCGAGCTGTCTTTGTTGACATCTCTCGTCACTTCCCGAACCATGTCCTTGAAGATCTTTCGTACCTTCTTCGGCGAAGAGCCCAAGAAGGTATAGAGTTCTACCTCGAAGAATTGCCTAAATTAGGCAAAGCTTTTGAGGCTAGTCTCATAACCGGTGAAAAGCTAAAGCTTCCCAACGGTTGGAAGAATCTGTCAGGATCAGGGTTGCCTAAGTTCCTCGGAGAGCTGTTTTCACAACTCTTCGATACTAATGGTACTCCTCTGTTTGACCACCGACGGAAGTCGGGATGGTCGGACCGCGGCAGATTTGCCTGTCAATATATACGACAGGTTTGTCTAATGTGGTCGAAGGTTCGATGTGACCATTCGTCGACGAAGGTCGACGATGAAGCAAAGATGGGCTTTATCGCAAGAGTTACCGAGCAGAAAACTGTCCGTTTTGACAGCTCTCTCACTAGGGATGCTCTTCGTGAAGCTCATTGGTTGCTTCGAAATGTGTTCTCACACCGCTCAGAGACACTAGATAATCTCAGATCCTTTAGAAAAAGGCCTTGGGGTTATCATAGCTCAGGTGCGGTTGCAGGACATGAGAGTCCTTGTGAGAAATGGTCATTTGAAAGATGGCCAGGTTTACCGGAGGAGTTATTCCTCTGGTCGGGCGACGACCGCGTGAATAGCGTTCTCGTTCCGTCTCAACCCGCATCACGAATCGTCACTGTTCCTAAGGACTTTCGAGGTCCGAGGGTAATTTGTGTCGAACCAAAGGAAAACCAATTCGGCCAACATGGCCTATGGTTTCTTTTGGAGAAACATCTTCGTGAATGTGAACTCACGCGGAAATCCATAAATTTTCAATCGGTAGCTCGCAGTCGGTCGTTGTGTTACAACTACGACCTCGCGACAATCGATCTTAAGGATGCTAGTGATCATTTATCATTAGCACTCTGTAGATTGATATTACCGAAATGGATGTTCCGTCTCCTGACAGTTTTTCGAACGCGAAAACTCGTCTATAAAAAGGACGAATTCAGTGTCGAAGAAACTGAGAGCTTGGTGTTTCCGATTGATACCCGGAAGCATGAAAGCTTAAAAGCAGAACGTAGCAGTTTCTATCGTGCTTTTGCAACGATGGGAAGTGCAGTCTGTTTTCCTGTACAGACGGTTGTGTTCTGGGCTTTAAGCCTTGGAACTATGCTTTCTGTTAGGAACAGTTTTCCAAAACGCCAGCAAACTCACTTACCAGTGCGTTTGCAGGTTTTTGGAGACGATATCATAGTCCCATTATGGGCCTGTGATGCCGTATGTCAGGTCTTGGAGGATTGTGGTCTTGTGGTTAACAAACCCAAAACGTGCATGTTTTCCCCAGTAAGGGAAAGCTGCGGCGAATGGGTGTTTATGGGGAAGAATATCCCCATTTACCGTTTCAAGACTACGAGTGTCAGCAGTGACCGTTCTTGGATATCATGGGCTGGTCAATTGAAAGACCTCGCCAACTCGGTTAATCTTCCGAGCATGACGTCCAAAATAGCTTGTATAGTTGCAAGGCATACTTCAACGTTTAAACTGCGTTGGAATAGGCTATTACAACGGTACGAGTTGTTGGCGCCTAAGATTGTTCTTAAAGGGCGTCGAACACAGCTGACCGGCGTCGCCGGGCTTTATGCCTGGCATGTCGGTAACGACCGAACACCTTTCCTCAAAGGCGCCCGGGAACGGGTGAAAAGAGGATGGCAAGATTATAATGAAGTTATTCCCATCGCACTTCGTAATAGTTGTGCGTTGTGCGTCCCAACCTCCGTTAACGGACGAGGTTCAGATGAACCAAACCGTGGGATGAGTGGATGCATTGAGGATAACTCATAAATCTTGGCAGAGGGGGTTTCTACGGGCCTGGTGTGCCT